CAGTATTTACAACAGGTACAAATAAACGTGCTGAAAAAGAAGTGGAAGAAATCCCGGGAAGAAGATTTATGCACTGCCACGAGGCATGTATGGAAGCACAAAAACTTGACAATCCTATGCTCGGACAGGAATATAAAGTTACCTATAAATTCAGTCAGGAAAATATATCAAAACCTTGGCGGGTCGTCCAAAATTATAATTCGTCGTACTGACGGAAAGGAGTTTTCTTGTGGCACATAATATCAGTATCCAAAACGGGATTGAAGAAACTTTTCAGGCTGGAAAACCAGCTTGGCACCATCTTGGCGTAAATGTAAAACAGACTCAGACGTGGCGCGAAGCTATGAAGCTTGCACACATGGATTGGAAAATAACCAAGGAACAGTTTTCTCATCCGTTAATCGCCGGAGAACTTATCCCTTCATTCGGATTATTTCGTGCGGACAATCAAAAATATCTTAGTACGGTTGGCCCTGCCTACACACCTATCCAGAACGATGAAGCATTTGCCTGGGTAGATACTATTATCGGAATTGAAGATGGCGCATTTTACGAAACAGCTGGTGCCCTGGGTAATGGCGAAACAATCTGGTGCATGGTAAAAATTCCTCAGGAAATCAGAATCAAAGGCACTGATGATATTATCGACCCGTATCTTCTTTTCTCCGATTTTCGTGAGCAGGGAAAAGCGGCAATTGTCAAACTGTCAACGGTCCGGGTTGTATGTAACAATACGCTTAATATGTCTCTATCGGATGGCCAAAAAGTCATGCGCATTACTCATGTTAATCCCCAGAGCCAGATGGAATTAGCTAAGAAAGCGCTACAGAGCGTCAAGGCTAATATTAAAAACTTGAACGATACTTTCAATGAACTAACCAAGCGCAAGATGACCAGACCCACTATGACGGCGCTTCTCAATAAGCTATTCCCGACGCTGGAAGAAAGTACTGCTGCGCAGAACAAAGCACGGGCGATTTTAGAGAAGTACGAATTTTGTGATGATAATGCTTTCCCATCCGAAAAGGGTTCCGCTTTTGCAATGCTTAATGCGATAACAAACTATGTTGACCATGAAAAAACGGCACGTACTACGGATGGCGATAATCCTATTCGTACTCGAGCCCAGTCTTCCATGTTTGGTACTGGAGATATTTTCAAAACACAGGCAATGACAGCAATTATGGAAATTACAAAAGATAATCCGAGAAGCGCCGCAGATGCCGAAGTTTTTGATATGGGGCAGGTATCTAAAGAAATTGAAGATATGACATGGTAATAAACCGGAAACACTTATGGCGGGGTTTAAAAGTCCCGCCAGAAAGGGGAATAAAATAATGTTCAATTTCACCGTAGATGATGCCATGAAGCATGTTGAAGCAAATAAAGATTCTGTCTTACATAAGGTGTCAGTAACAAATCGAGACGAGGCAAAAGCACTTACCGATAACCTTAAAAAAGCAAATGAAAATAAATCAATGGAAGGTTTAGTATTCCTATCGGACAATCTTATTGCATACTGGAAAGAAAATTTTATACCTGGTAAATATGCAGCGTTATCAGAGGAAGAGCAATACAAGATTGCAACAGAAATTGCAGTGACGCAGGGTATCTTAATAAAAATATTCAGCGAAGTGCTTGAAGGATATTACAGCATTCCAAAAAATAATACTTAATAGAAAGGATGTTTACCATGAGTGCAATTGATACGGTAGTAAATCGGGTGAGACAGAAAATCAAAAAAGAAGTAAAGCCAACGCTTTGCGGAATCTGTGGTTTACCGATAAGATTAACAGATGCGACAACGGTACTTATGCACGTACCTAACAAAGGTTCACGTGCCGTACATAACTACCACCAAGGTGTCACTGGAGAATGTTTTAAACAGAATAGGAGAGCATACCAATGAAGTGTATTATCTGCAAGAAACACCGAGCAAAAAAGTCGTTTCAAACAGCTGAGGTAATTACCATGAACTGTCCAGCGTGCGGATTTATTCGGTATAATAAGGTAACAAAAGTATTGGAAGCCATTAAGAAGGGTAAAGTGATACGAAGTGAAAACAGCTAAAAAAGGCAGAAAAAAACTGTATCCGAATGAAAAAACTCAAGTTTTGTTAGTTACCTTGCCTTGCAAGACTGTCAAAAAAATGAAGAAAAAGGGATTTACAAGTAAGAAGATTCATGGTGCAATTGAAAATGCTCTATAAATATCGAAGCCTATTAATTATTAATAATTAATGAATTATAATAATAATTAATACGTGTTTTTATTTTACAGGCGCGCGCGTTATATTATATATAGTACTGAAAGGAACGTTTATCATGGGATTCACTTTTAAAACAACGATTGACAAAATAATATAAATCGGTAATCATTTTATTAATTATTAATTTTATAAAAAATAAACTTATAGTAGATTTTATTAAAACACAATAACTATATTAAATACAAGCTGAAAAACAGCACGTCGATAAATCGTTAATACGTATATAAGATCAATATGAAAACTCTACGCAACTACCAGGTTGAAGGTGTCAATTACTTATCCCAGCGGGGCGGATGTGGCGCTTTGTTTTGGGAAATGAGACTTGGTAAATCCCTCACTGCCCTAACCTATATAAAATCTATACGGGCCCAGCGTATACTCGTTGTAACGACATACAGCACGATATACGGATGGCTCGAAGAGATTAATGCTGAATCGGATTATCATGTATACTTTCCACAAGGAACAACCCCGGCCCGTAATTTTCAATTCGAATTATTAAAGAATAAACCAGGTTTCTTTTTTGTAAATAAAGAGGCGCATTTATTCTTCAATTATTTAAAATATGATTGGGATGCAATTATACTGGATGAATGTTTTATAAATAATCCTTCATCAAAAATTACTCAATACCTGTTAGAACATGCTTCAAGAATTCCTATTCGTATAATACTTACCGGAACACCTGCCGACGAAACAGAAGAAGGATATTGGGCAATATTTCGTTTCATTGACAAAAGAATAATGCCTATAAATTTCTGGCAATTCCGTTTCAAATATTTTAAAGTAGACCAGTCCGGGTATGGAAGAGAAATAACTTCCGAAGGACGTACTTTACTTTCTGGTATGCTAAAAAAGTATTGCTCTAATCTTACCCTCAAGGATGTAAACCTTCAAAATACTATTATATCAAAATCCTTTATGATACAACTAAGTAAGGAAACATATAAAACCATAAAGACAATTGAAAAAGACGCTATGATAGGAGATGATATTTTAAAGTTTGCCGGGCAACGCTGGGTAAACATTCGTCAGTTATGTTCCGGTACTGAAAAATTAAAGTTTCTAAAAGACCTCATGGAAACAAAATTTAAAGGTAAGCGGATAGTAATATGGGCATGGTATGTCGAGGAAGTAATAGCAATATCCAAAATACTTAATTGTAAATGTGTATATGGTAAAGTCGGCACCGATGCTCGAAATTATTTTAGACTACAATTTAATCGTGGAATATTAAATACCTTAGTGGCAGAACCAGCCTGCTGGAAATATGGTACGAGATTGGAAAATGTTGACGTTGTTATTTTCTTTTCCCTTCCAGCGTCACTGACGACCTATAAGCAAACGCTTGCTCGCTGTGTAGATGTGATGGCGGAAAAGGGTTCCTATATAGTTTATTTAACCGCGGCTAATACTTTGGAAAGTGATATTTATCAATCTCTACAAAATAAAGAAAACAGGGTACAAATGCTTGACAGATTGAGGAGGGGAATATGTTCCCGGCGATAAAAGAATTTTTAATAGGCGAATGGATTACTGTAGACCCGGGAATTAATACCTCTATTACTGAATGGAAAAATGGCGATATTGTTAAGACCTATACTATATCCCCAAAATTTAAAGAGGAGCAGTTAATCCGGTTTATAGGTTTACATTTTAGAATGACGTATTCCGGCAATATTAAGGGATGCCTCATAGAATCAACCGAGTTCTATACTGCTTCTCTTAAAAGCCAGGTATCCGGTGCGCGTGGAAATCTTTCACTGTTAGCGTATATATCCGGTTCTATAGTTGGAAATCTTAATTGTAAATATACAATTTTGGTCAAACCAGCGAAGTGGAAAGGTCAGTTAAATTATGAACAACTACGGAATATTCTGACAAAAAAATTTAAAATTGAAACTACCAATAATCATAATGCTTCGAGTATAGGTATAGGATTATGGGCAAAGGGTGATTTATGAAATGTCAAGCATGTAATCTTTATAAAAATTGTATAAATCAGGTACAGCAAACAGGCTGCAAGAACGGTAGAATATTATGGCTTTTAGACGTTCCAACAAAAGAAGAGGATATTACCGGAAAATCTGGTGCCGGAATACTGGCAATTATTGAGGCTATTTGCGACAACACAGGGCTTGATTTTAGGGCAAGCGTGTTTCAAAACATCGTATTATGTAGGCCAGTAGTAAAACGAGGCGAAAACAGCCTGGAAACGACGTCAGAACAGATTCTAACTTGTATGCAACACATATTGCCCGTAGCAAATGCCTGTTATGTCAATACTGTAATTCTTTGCGGTAAAAATGTTGAAAAATACTATAAGTCCAGAATAACTGTTCCGCATCTCACTATTGTCGACCCGTTGATAATCCGTGATGCTGGTGGATTTACAAGTAATATTTATATTGATACTATTAACAAAATAAGAAAGTGGAAATATGAAAACAATATCGCTTAATAAGTACAGTATGAAAGTGGAAGGAATTTCACAGAGTTTGTATGCACATGATATGGCTTGTCCAAAAAGATTTTTGTTTGCGGCTAAGGGCTATACAAAAGTAAATGAAAGTTTACCCATGACCCTTGGTAGTTACGGACACCACTTATTGGAATTTATGCGGTTGGGGAAACACGTGCCGACCTATACATTCCCGCAGGAGAGGACCCCTGAGGAAAGGGAATTTATTATCGCGGCCACAACCGCTATTGTTGAGGAATATGTAAAGATATACCCTATATCGAAAATAGCAAAAAAACATTTCATACCAGAGTACGTTATCGACAATGTAAAATTACCGAATGGTGTAAGACTTCGGGGAAAAATTGATGGTAGATGTATTAGTATTCTTTCCGAATACAAATTTAAAAGCCGTATATCCGAAGATGATATGGATATTGTTTTGAATAATGATTGGCAGGTAATGTTCTATTGTGTAATGAATTACCTCCAGGAAAATCTTATTACCGGCGTTGAGTATGATGTCTTTCGGTATCCATCTTTTACAAAAAAGAAACCGAAGGAAGTTTATAATGATATTAAGGCTGGAATTAAAGCCGAGCCTGACCACTGGATAAAACGCTGGAATATTGATATTAAGGAAGAGCATATAAAAGAGTTTATGAATTTCTTAACCGAAAAAACTTCTGAGACTTTAGAGCGGGCGGTGTGGTATAAAAATATCTGTGCATGTAAATCTATGTTTACCTGCCCGTACCTAAAATTATGTTATCTCGGAAAAGACCCGGAAATAAAAATCAAACCTCTTTTTCAGGAGCTATACGATGATGGTTATAAAAAAGATTAAGCCAAAATTTACCATAAAGAAAAAAGGTAAGTTTTCGCACTTTACAAAAGAATTATGCCCAAAAGGTTGCGGGTGTAAATTAGCGGCAAACTTTAAAGAAGTATTAATTTGGTGCTCAAATCCAAAATGTACTTATTATAGGAAAGGTTGACAGTATGTTTTTCAAATACGGTTGTGAATTGGCTGATTGGCAGGAAGATAAAATTAACAGGGTTGAAAGCGATGTATATGGTGCTACTGATACGGTAGAGATACGGCAAAATAGGAATAATCTTTACATAATAGCAGCTAGAGTCCTTGCACCGAGCAACCTTATTATTCGTCAATACTGCATTGAGGATATTTATCTTAATTGTCCAGCACACCTTTCCGAAATTATACACCTTTACAAGATGCTTTCACTTGACGGAATAATATGGCTGGAAGGTTATTCTTACTGGCTATATACTCGACGCGCCTTAGACCTTTATATTAAGCACTTCAAAGCAAAATACCTTACCGAAGTTACCATATTGGATAACTTAATAAATAAGACCTATGATGGATTTATCACTACCTCATACCAGCGTAACGGAATTAAATATCCAGCACTCTTCGGAGACCTACGTGAAATACCTATTGTTATAGAAGAGGAAAGAAAAGGATTTTTAAAAGGTCTTACTGTTGAAGAAAGTACAAGATTGATTAATCATATTGTAATTACCCGTGATGATTATTATACTCAAGAATATACCTCTTGGATTATCATCCCGCACGGCAGAGGATTTAATTCACATATACCACATAAAAAATACTTTGCAAAAGCAAATTACCATGTTGCAAATGGTGTAGCATTATTTGTAGATATTACTGGATTCAAATTCTTTACAGGTAAGACAGCAGTTAAATACTACATGCAGCCTTTTTGTAATATAAGAGGTTGGTGGAGTATCTTGACTGGTAAAACTTTATAACATTATTAGGAAAGGTTGTAGTATCATGGAAAACATTGAAAAGATTTCCGCAAAGCAATTACAGGAAGAATACGAACGATTATCTGAGCAAGCAAAAACGTTTATAGGTTTATCAAGAAAAACCTATGCCTGTACCAGTCTTATAAAGCGTATGAATTTTATTGATGAGGAATTGTCAATGCGTGAACAGTGTAGGAAACTTTTATCAAATGTCAAAAAGCAGCTACGGTTCCACACAACACACAAACGGGAAAAACATTTACGGATTTTTATTAATCGTTTACAGAATGCCGGGGTTACTGATAAATTAATTAAGCCTTTCCGTAAAGAATACGGTGCATTACTTATTGCAAGAAAACAGCGGAGAAACGAGGCAGCAAATTGAATTTCCCGAGCAGTAAACAAGCCGAACATGAAAAGAAAAACGCATGGCGTCAATACGTTTTTACTTTCGGTAAGTACAAAGGAAAGACACTGGAGTATGTACGGGTAAAAGACCTTGACTATATAAAAAATCTTTACAAACAAGGTAATGACCCTAACCGTGTTGCTGATTTACTTACTGGTAAAGAATTAACCGTTAATGGTTTATTACTTGCGGTAAATAAATGCTGGGATTGTCTTGAGTATTTACAAAAAACAGACCCGTACTATACTCCGGGATTTTCCGTAAAATCAAATTATCTTACCAAAGGAGTTGTCCTTGAAAACTAAAATTTTTAACGGTGGGTATTCTCATCTGAATAAATTTATGTTTCAGATGGTAAGTCCTTTGCGGGATTCTGGCAGAACAAAATCAAAATACATACCTGCTACATTACATAAAGACGGTCATGAAATTCAAGTACCAATTCTTTGCGCTGATGTAAAGGTAGTCAGCCATCCGGGGTTTACTATTACACATACACAACGTGACCAAAAAGGGTTTAATCTGGTTGCAAGGGTTGAAACGAAATATAAGAAAAACGAGCTGGTCGGCAGTAAATATACCTTTACAGAAGATGTGTTGCAAAAATTGGAACAGTCAAGTCAGTTAGTTGGATAAATTAAAAAGGAGTTGAGTTATGGTACAGAGGAAAATAATAGGGCATCCGCTGGGATTAAAAAAGGTGCTAATTAAAAAAACACCTATTGTTACCCAGCGTTTGTCTTTACCTACGGAAAAACGTAAGCCCGAGGGGAATCTTGGTGCGTATACCTGGTTAATCTACGGACAAAAGAAAATCGGAAAAACCACCCTTGCGAGTCTTTTCCCGGATACGCTTTTCTTTATGTTTGAGCCAGGCGGCAAGGCTTTGAATATTTATCGCCTTGATATTACAAAATGGGAAGACGCTCTCGAGTATCTTTCTTTACTGGAAAAAGACAAAAAGAATTTCAAGACCGTTGTTGTAGATACTGGTTTTGAAGCCTATCAATCTTGCATGAATTATGTGTGTAAAAAGAATGGAATTGAATATCCACGGGAAGACAATTTTGGCAAGGACTGGGCTGCTATCAAAACGGAATTTCGTTCTTTCCAAAATCGTATTATGAATCTTGGTCTTGGCTTCATTGTACTTTGTCACGAAAAGACAAAAGAGCAATCGACATTCACTGGACAAAAATATGACCAGATTTGCCCGTTGTTATCTAATCCAGCGGATGACTATTATCGTGCGGTTATTGATAACGTGTGTTGGTTGCATTATCGAGGTAAACAGCGTTTCCTACAAATAAAGGGAACAGAATATGCAATGGCAGGAATTGCATTACAGGCAAATGAATTTTTTATTACACCTAAGGGTGAACAGGTTTATGCAGTACCAATTTCCAATGACCCAAAAGGAGGTTATCAATCAATCTTAACAGCTTTCCAAAACAAACAGGAACAAACTTTTAAAATGGAAACGGAAGAAATTTCCAAGAAAGGTGTGGTGGCGAGTATACAGAAAAAAGTTGGTGGTCGGCGTCGGTAAGGAGTGTTAGCCTTACCTCAATTTTGATGAATGTTTACTTTTAATAATTATTTAACAAAAGGAAAATAATATGTCAGTGTTTAAGAAAAAATTACAGCAGATGAATGGCGCGGTTCAGGATATGGCAAAGAATTTTACAGGAAATCCTTTTGCAACATTGCCGGATGATACCTATAATTTTCGCGTTTCCGCTGCCCTTAAAGAAGCAAAGGCTTCCGGCGCAGTACGTGTTGCATGGCAGTTCACCGTTGATGATGGTGAACAGCAGGGAAAGTCGGCTTTTGATGGGAACAATCTTGACAATCAGATAGGTATTAATATTCTTCGGTATCGTATTGAAGCGCTGGGTTATACATGGCCGGAAGATATTTCCGAAATCGAAGAAATTCTGAATGATATTGTTTCCACCAATCCTCTTATTTCTGCAACGTGTAAATCTGTTGAAAAAGATGGCTTTACAAATTACAAAATTGAAATTCTCGAAGTTCTCGAAAACGGTTCCGGTACGGACGATTCTGGTACGGACGATGCACCTACAATGACTGACGACGACGATTCCGGTTCAGACGGAACTGATGAACAGTTTAAAACTTTGCAGGAAATTTGTATTGCAAACGATATTGACCTTGGCGAACAGGATTCACTCGAAGGCGCTGTCAAGGCCCTGATTGATTCCGAATTCGGCGCAGAAGAATTTGCTATACAAACGGTTGAAGAATCTGATTTCCTCCGGGAAATAGGTCTTGAATCGTGCGCAGCAGAAGCTCCGGCACCTATTGTCAATGCAAAAAAAGTTGTTAAAAAAGCTCCGAGCCTGAAGAAGAAATAAAGAAAAAGTAAAGAAAGGAATAAGATAATGAAATACAGACCTTTTTTAGATACGGATATAATCGCAGTGGATTATGAGACCACTGGCTTACCCTATATCGGGAAGGTCTGTATTTTTTCTGTCGTGTTTACATGGTGTAATGACCCCGATGGTTATACTGAAGTACATTATGGAATTGGTAATTTTGAAAAAAGATTAAAAGAATTCTGGTTTTCAAGGTGCCAAGCCGTTGCGCATAATCTTGCGTTTGAGCTATGGTTCACAATTGAAGAAGGCTATATAATTGCGAAAGATAAGCCTTTACACGATACAATGATACAATTTAAGTACCTCAATAACTTAGCAAATAGGATGTCTCTTGATTACTGCTATGAATTTTTTGCCGGGTTTTCCCCGGAATGTGCGACGATTGATAAACAAGTAACAAAGGCATTTAAAATATATGGTAGTTTTGATAAGATACCAAAAAAGTTGATGGAAGAATATCAAACGAATGACGGACAACGAATAGCCCTGCTTTTTCTAACAATGTTTAAATGCATACAAGATAGCCCAGCGTACGAGGAGTATCTTAATGAAATAGAATTAATTAAAATGACCGTTGCTATGTACCGTAGGGGAATTACTGTTGACAAGGTAGAAGCCTCTAAACAGATTTCTTTTATGAAAAAAGAAATTGAACAAAATACAATAAGAACGGAAAGTCTTGTTGGCCATCCAATTAATTTAAACAGCCCAAAACAATTAATCCATTTATTATATACTGAATTACATATGCCGTTAACTGGTAAGAAAAGCCTGACAGGGAATGAGGCATTAGATTTATTGCCTTCTAATCCTATTATAGATTGTATCAAAAAAGAACGTGCCTATACAAAAGGTACTGCGATGATTGAATCTTATTTGGAATTATCGGTAAACAATATTCTTCACCCATCAATTATAACTAATCGCGCAAAGACCGGAAGAGAATCCAGCGAACATCCGAACATGCAAAATATTTCTAAAGAGGTAAAAGCCGGTCAACAGTACACAGTCCCGGCGCGCAAATGTTTTATACCAAGAAAAGGATATTACTTTATTGGTATTGACTATTCCGGGATTGAAATGCGGTTAGGCGTGCAAGGAACTAATAGTGAACGGCTTTATGAATTATGTGATAACGATTTTGATTTTCATAATGCTTTCGCTGAAGTAATGTACGGGGAATTATATACTAATCCTATACAGGCAATTACCTTTGCATTATTGACAAATAAATCTACAATACTTGAATGGAAAAAATCCTGTTTAAAAATAGGAAAAGTTGCTTCAATAGAATTATGGTATCCTAAGGCAAAAAAAGCGATGCGTAACAAAGCAAAAAATGCCCGCTTTGCTATGTTCTATGGTGCTGGGCTTGAAACTACGTCAAGGACACTGGGATTGACAATGGAAAATACCAAAATCGGATATTTACGGGATAAGGAATTATACCCTGAACTATATGCATTTATGAAAGATTGCACAACACAAGCGGAAAAAGAAGGTGGAATATATACATATTTTGGAAGATTCTTACGTGTTCCTCGTGAAGCACTTTACTCAGCGACTGACTTCAAGATTCAAGGTTCCGCCGCTGCGTTGTTTAAACATGCACAGGTTGACGTTCACAAGTGGCTGATAAAAGAACGTTTAGATATTTATCCTATTCTTCCAGTGCATGATGAAATAATATTTGAAGTCAATTTAAAATATAAGGAAGAAATCTTAAAAGAAATCCTGGAAAATATTAAAAGGATCATGTGCCAATATAAGGAAATAAAAGTGAAGTTGAACGTGGAAGTTTCCATTATGTCAAATAATCTTAATGATAAGGTGGGTATGGAATGATGCTAAGAAATGTATTACCGATTGCTCTTACAGTTATAGATTTACTTGCAGGTATAGTGTATTTATTTTGTAAGGATTATACGCGTGCTATTTATTGGTTTTCGGCAGCTTGTTTGACCACTACAACCTTGTTTATGAAAGGGTAATATGCTTAATACAATAATAAACGGTGATTGCTTAGAGGTAATGAAGAAAATACCGGATAAAAGTATTGATATGATACTTTGTGATTTGCCTTATGGAACTACCTCTTGTCATTGGGATACTGTTATTCCTTTTGAACCTTTATGGGAACAGTATAAACGGATTATTAAAGATAATTCCGCTATTGTGTTGACTGCCTCACAACCATTTACTACATTATTAATAAATAGCAATATAGAATGGTTTAAGTATGAATGGATATGGATTAAAAATAGTACTATAGGTTTTGTTCATGCAAAGAATCAACCAATGAAAATGCATGAAAATATTGTAGTATTTAGTAAAGCACCAATGGGTCATGCATCTTTACTTAAAGAAAAACGTATGAAATATTATCCCATTAATGCTAAAAATAATGGGATTAAAATAGTACAAAAAAAACCAGAAACGATTGGCCCACGTACCAATCAAGATGGTCGTGCATATTATGCACAAACAAATTTTTCAAGAAGTTGTATAAAGTTTGATTCAGATATAAAAAATATGCCATTACATCCGACACAAAAACCTGTAGCGCTTTTTGAATACTTAATACGTACATATACAAATAATAATGATACGGTTCTCGATAATTGTATAGGTTCTGGCACAACAGCAATTGCTTGTATAAATTCAGGGAGGAATTTTATAGGTATTGAAAAGGATTTAAAATATTATAATATTGCTTGTAAACGCGTGAAAGAATCCAAAAAAGAATATGATATGATAATGAAAAACATTTACGGGAAATAATAAATATGATAACTGATAATTTAAAAATATTCAATCAATTCGGGTTTAAAAAGGCCAGTGATAGTGGAGACCACGCGGTCGGTAATTGTATCTTTTGTGGGAGCAGCGGACATTTTTATATCAACGTTGCATCCCAAAATAAAACATGGGATTGCAAGAGTTGTGGGAAAGGCGGAGGATTTCAAAAGTTTTTAGAAATCGTTGTAAAAGAAGCAACAAATAAAATTGATGCACTGGCACAAGATAGAGGACTGTCAAAAGAAACATTGCTTGAGGCAGGTGTTAGGGAATTTAATGGATTCTTTATTATACCTGTTTATAATCAGGCAAAAAATAAACTATTAAATGTTAAAAAGTATGATGGCAGAAATTTTATGAATGCAACCGGATGCCCTGCCACTATGTATAATGTATGGAGAATCCCGAAAGATTATGGTATTGTTTTTATTTGTGAAGGCGAATGGGATACTTTAGTATTACAGGAAATAGAACCGGACAATGCCGCTATTATTGGAGTGCCCGGCGCTGCAACTATAAAGCAAGAATTAATCCCTATATGTGATGGTAAGGAAGTCTATTTACTTTTTGATAATGATGAAGCCGGTAGAAAAGGAATTGAAAAAGCCATTAATCTTTTAAAAAGTGTTACCTCTGAAATCTATAAAATAGAATGGCCGAAAAATACTGTTGATGGTTTTGATATACGGGATGTTTATAATCAAAATAAAAGAAACAGAGAAAAGACTTTTCAATATATCATTGATAACTGTGCCCCATTAACAGAAGATGAAAAGAAAATAGGTGCGGATACTGTTATTGAAAATGGTGTTCCGGTACATGTACAAGAGGTATACGATACTTTTGGAAAATGGCTACATATGGAAGATACATATCTTCTCGATTTTATTTTTGGTACTATTATTGCAAACAGGTTGCCCGGCGCGCCTGTATGGTCATTTATTGTAGGCGAACCTGGTGGCGGAAAGACCGCTCCGCTTATGTCCTTAATCGGCGCGGCAAGAATCGTATTTACGGGAGGTATAACAAGGGCGGCACTAATAAGCGGGCAAAATTTTGGTAATGCTGACCCATCCCTTATACCACAGCTTGATGGAAAAACACTGGTAATTAAAGACTATACTCCAGTGTTGTCGATGCCCGAAAATGAACGTAATGAAATTAATGGTATTCTTTGGGATGCCTATGATGGAGAATGTTATTTCAATTTTTCCGGAATAAAAAGAGTATATAAAGTGCAATTCGGGATTCTTGCAGCAGTCACACCGGCGATTGATTACCTCACGGATTTACGTAGTATGCTCGGAGAACGTTTTATCCGCTGGAATACTACGTTGCCAGTAGAATTAGAACGAAGAAATAAATATGTTAAAAAAGCGCTTGCAAACCGTTCACATAAAAAGGAGATGGGTCTTGAATTATCGGCGATAGCAAAAAAGGTATTACTTGTAAAGTATGAGGATGCTATAAAAATAACAGATAAGGATGAGGATTGGTTTATCAATATCGGTACCTGGATTTCTTATTTACGTGCCGGGGTTAATCGTGATAAATATACAAGGGATATCCAGCATAATCCTTTCGTAGAATTGGCGACACGTATCACAGCAGAATTGGTACAGCTTGCTTGTGGTATATCACTGTTTACAAATAAAACAATCATAACAGATAGGACAAAAACAATAATAAAGCATGTAGCACGTTCAACGGCGAGCAGTAGATATCTATTTATTGTTAAGGCTATTTATAGTAATAGAAATAATGACCTTGATACTAAGGAACTAATGGGGTCTTGTAAATTGGCTCAATCTACGGTCGATGTGCTTTGTGGGAATCTTTTAGCCATTGGAGTGGTTACGAGGACATTAAAAGACAATAAAGCCAGATGGAAATTGACAAACGAGTTTTATAAATTAACACAAACTATCAAAATTTTCGAGGAGTAAGAAATGCAAATTGTAAAGAAGACAGTCGTAAAGAAATCCAGTTATCCCCTTAATACTTTAATTGAGGTTCCGATTGACAGTGTGAAGTATTGGAAGGATAATCCGCGTAAAAATGATAAAGCGGCAATTGAACTTGCTGAACTTATTAAAATACATAAGCAGATTTCTCCGGTCGTTGTTTGGGCTAAAAACATGGTTATCCATAAAGGTAACACGACTAAAAAAGCTATGACAATTCTCGGGTCAAAAACCATCAAAGCAATATTCGTTGACTTTCCCAGTGAACAGGCTGCGATTGCTTATGGTATTGCAGATAATAAAAGCAGTGAATTGTCATCATGGGATGATACTATACTTCGTAAATTTCTTGACATTAAAGAAGTTCAACTTGGTAGTGGATTTTCCAGTCAAGAAATGAGTTTTACACACTTAAATGATTTTGATGTTATGAAGGATATTCCTGAAGAAAGTGTTGGTGTACAAGGATACAAAATAATTTACTTAAGGGTAAAGCCGGAAAATTATGATAAAGTAAAAATAAAACTTAAAAAAATGGTTGGTTTATTAACTGCTGGTGAGATGGTTATGGAGGCTAAATGAGAGTACTAAGCTTATTTGATGGCATATCTGTTGCACAACAGGCTTTGCACGAAATAGGTGCCCCAATTGAAGTCTATTATGCCTCTGAAATAGATAGGCACGCAATGACTGTTACAATGAAAAATTTTCCTAAGACTATTCAGTTGGGAGATGTCTGCAAAATCAATAGTAAGAACTTAAAAAATATTGATTTATTAATTGGAGGTTCACCGTGCCAAGACCTTTCACAACTGAAGACTTATGGGCAAGGTCTTGGTGGAATATACTCAGGGTTATTTTATGAATATATCCGAGTGCTCAGAGATATTAAACCAAAATATTTTGTATTGGAGAATGTAAACAGCATGACAGCAATAAATCGTGCAACTATTACTAAAATAATAGGCGTACCTCCAATAATGTTTGATGCTGCTTTAGTTTCGGCACAAAGCCGCAGAAGATTATTTTGGACTAATATAACAGGTATTACGAAACCGATAGACAAAAAAATATTTATAAAAGATATTGTTGAAGATTACGTATTACCTGAAGATAACAGTCGTAAAATATGTAAAAGTGCTTTTAGTTATGTTCAACAGAAAAAAATAAAAATATGTAATTATTTTGGTAAAAATACCTGCCTTACAACACAGCATAAACAAAGAAATTGCGCCGGATTTATACATGATACCATTGGATTACGTGGATTTACTTCGATAGAATATGAACGATTACAGTCATTACCAGATAATTATACAGAAGGCATTACTGATAATCAAAGATACCATGCTATTGGTAATGCTTTTAATTGTGCAGTAGTAAAGCATATTTTATCTTTTATGGAGTACTAATAATGTCAATGCCAAAAAGTAAAGACCCGGTTCGTGCAATATCAATCTGTCTCCCCGAAAGTTTAATGGCTTTCGTGGGGGCACATGGAACTGAATCAGGGTTTTCAAAAAAAATACAGAACATACTTGTTAAGTACCGGGATACTTATGCAAATATGGTTGTATATGACAATAAGGAATCGGAAGAAGCAACCTATGTTTCCGAAGGGGCTATTTGCGTTTTTGAAATTACCAGCGACGGGCAGCGTATATGGCAGGATTGCCCTTGGGAAAAATTTGTAACTAAAAATTATAAAAATATTCCCGCTGAAGCGGAACAGCACGGATTTCTTAGTCAGGTTTACGAAAATAAAAGCATAGGTTATTATGCGGTATGGGTAAAGAAAAATAGAAAGTCTTGTGAAGAATGTAAAACACAACTAATGAGAGCAATAAAAGAGGTATAAATTTATGACAGAAGAAGACCTATACAAAGCAAGAAGAATTGCAAAAGACGTGGAAAGAAATTTTGAACGAAGTAAAAATTTGTATCCCGAAATAGCAATTAAAAAAGAGGACGAAAAAGACGTTTACCATAAGGCATTATACTGCCTATATGTGGAACATCATTTAAGGAAGATACATGGTGAAACCCATTTCCGTAAATTACGTATACAGGGTATAACGAATTGTCTTCCTTTACTTAAAGAATATTGTGAAGGGCAGGTAGTATGAAAAAGATTTTAGGAATGGTAATTCTATCGACTGAAGAGTGCAGGAAAATGGAACGAAAATTGGAATGGTATGATTTAACTAAAGAGAATTATAAAAATGCATGTAACAAATTAGAGAATTGGCAGGACAGATACAGAGCATTAGAGTCAAGATATAATCTTCAAATTACTGTTAATGTCAAGCAAATGGAAAAGATTGAAAGCCAAAAAAGCTATATTACCAATTTAAGTAACTTATTAAGAATAGCCCATGAAGCTAAAAATAATGTTGTTAAGGAAATAAAAACTTTACAGGCGGAACTTAACCACTATAAAAAGTTAGCAGGCAAGCAATGACAATATTTCATAAACAAGCCTTGGCTGGTGCTTTAGAAGTTTCTGAGGACGTTGTGGTGTTTTGTAAAGATGGTACTATCGTAGCAATAAATTCTGATATTGTCTATGTCGTCGAGCCGGTGAAGTCTACAATATTTGAAACTAAAGAATTAAATAATGATATAGGTATTCCTATTGAGCAGGTTAAACAGCTTATAAAGAATATACCCGTTGACAAACAATTCAAGGGCGCGCTGGAAGTAATTGATATTTCCCCCAGCGAAATCGGAAACACTTTGAAAGCCCGGTATCATACGGGAAAACAAGAGGCACATATAAGTATGAGAAGTGTTGCCGTGCCGAAGCGTTATCTTGATTGGAAAAGCCTTTTCCGCTTGATTAACGGCGATTTAAACATCGATAAGCATGTTTATAACCGCAAACGGCTTGTCAGGGCAATAGCAGCAATGGAAAAAGCCTGCCAGTACAATGGAGAATTTACTTCGGTGCTTCAGTACCGATGGGAACATGGAATTATATGGCGCGCCTTAAATGAATTGACCGGACAGCATGTTCTTATATTATCAATACTTGATAAGGCGTCCGGGGAATTACCTTTTAGTATATGGGAACGTCGAATATTTAATATGCCGAAAGTTCTGGTTATTAAAAAGAAAGGTTGACATATGAAGATAATAGCAGTATTATCCCCAAGTTTAAATGCTTATAGGAAATGGTATAAAGGAAAAAGAAAAAAAGATATGAATTATGTTACCATTTTTAGTATTGGCGATATTTTTTGGTTGTAAATTCGATGGCGCTATAAGGTTACACGGGTTTACGGAAAGTAACTACGCCTACCCCAAAGATGAAGTAGTTAAGAGACTACCAAAAGGAATCGAGGTAATAAATGAATAAACAATCCAGTAAATGGTCGGAAAAATTAAATAAATATCAGGCTCTTGCCAGTCAAGCAACTACGGTCGCGACATTAAAACAAAGAACGGCACTGGAAGAATTATATACGAAACTTGGAAAGAGTACAAAAGGTATTCGAGACCTTTCCTTTCAGGCAGCAAGTGAAGCAATTAGCAGTGCTATACAAAGTATAAACGAAAATAATGCCGATTGTATTGAGTATTCTGATTGGCAGACAGGGGGATATAGTGATGACAACTTTTAAGGAGATTGTAAAAGGCATTCCTTTTCTTTCTGTTTGTTTGTTTATTAATTATAGAGAATACTATGGAACAGCTTGAATTGGAAAATAGGCTTGAGGTTGCAGAAACGTATAGGTTTACAATTTGGAATAGTGGAATAGCCACTGCCATAACCGGCAGTACGCTCAGGATGGATTTTTAGCAGCAATAACGCTGTAAACTTTAACAGAAAGAAGGTAGGTTGGTATGATTACGAAAGAACAGAGCAAAGAATTTGAAACGCTTGCAAGACCATTGGTTAAGTTTCTTAACGATAATTTCAATCCTCATACTGAAATTATTATAAATTGCGATAGTGCAAGAATTATGTCCGGTGAATGTGGAATACCTATACCTGACTACATAAAAGATTAACTCCCCACAACAAACAAAGGCGGTAAAATAGCCGTCAGGAGAAACACATTTAACGAAAGGATTGAGGTATGAACAAAGTTAAAAGAACAAAGCAGAAAGGGAAAAACCTTGAAAGGTGCAATGCGATGCTGCACAATATTGCAATGGGTTCACCATATATCGTTTCGTGGATTGATGAAAAAGGAGAAACGTATTCAGATTCTTGGGGAACACTGTATGATACGTTATTGCTTATGGGAGTTGTTTCGGCGCACATGACAGGCCTTGCTATTGCCATAAACAACAAACAAACAGAAAGGAGGTAGAGGGTATGAGATTACTAAAAGAATCATTGCAGTTGCGGTGCGTTTTAACGAGGAATAATATGGCGGATATTATAGATGAGGTAACAGGGTTAACAATCGAGGAAAATAAATGTTTACAATTAATAAATGAGGCCTGGGGAGTATATACAAATTTACCAAAACAACATCCAAGTGAACTGGAGGATTTTTGTAATTCAATTCACATACTCCAGCAATTGTTGACTATTCGTATTGCCAGAAGGCTTTATCCAAAAGGTTGGGTGAATTATGGTAGAATAGACGACCTTTGTCGTTTACGGGAAGAGCAACAACGGCGAGCAGAGAAAGCAAAGCGGGAAGATACTGCTTCGCAAGCTAAGGCAATGGAAACAGAACATATTGTATTTACAGAACATGCTACGTGGTTCTATAAAGGGGTAATTAAGAATACTACCAATGACCTGTATATTTATACTATACAGCAAACAAAGCAAAAGGGTAATTACTATATTTACATAATAGAATATCGTGGAGAGCAGTTTACTTCCTCAGATACTTTACAAGGTGCTTTTGACGCTTGCGAAAAGCATTATCTTACGGGTATAGTAGAGATACCTTGACGGCTCGGTACTCTGTGTTTTCTGGGAATAAAATTACGTTGTATGATAAACGGTATATGAACATTGTAGGAACTATACTCGAACATACTATCATTACTATTGGTAGTGGTACTATTAAAGAGCATATAATATGTATGCAAAACAGTCTGGAAGAAAGGTATAAAAGGTTAAAAATAACATGACAGAAGATTCCGTATTTATAGCACTCTGTTACGGCGTTACGGTATTTATCAAATGGCCTTTGACCGTATTAATCTGGGTAATAATTATAGAGAAAATAGGCTATTTCATTTACAGATTTCTAACTTTTTTTAAGACGCTGAAATATAGGAAAAAACGTAATTGCTGAGGTTTTGTGTTTTTAAGGATTTTGGAGACTTTTGGAATGGGCTAAAAGTAGAAAAAATGGGGTGGTTTTTACTATTGAGTTTTGGAGCGATTTTTGACTATAAATTATTAACTTTTGCTATTAATTAACAATTAATAGAGTTGGAACTTGTAAAAATGAAAAAACACGATTTTTGATGATTTCTATAAGTTACTATAAAATCAATGTGTTATATCGAAATCGCTCCGTTTTGTCAATCTAATATAATCGAAGCCTATTAATTATTAATAATTAATCATTAATTGTTAATAATTAATAGAAACATTTGTTCCTTTATGCGGGGTCGGCATCCCAAAATTATTAATAATTAATTAATTATAATTATAATAAATACGCTCGATATTTGTAGGCAGGCTTGTTTATTAAACTGTCAAGATTTTTTATGGGGGTTTTATGTGGATAGCTTTTATTTGCGGAGTTGTGTTTGGCGGTGTCATTGCAGTTGTTGCAATGGTATTTATCCATGAGGTATTGGTAGAGGTAGAAGAGGAAAATGTACTGTAAAAATTGTGATGGTGAAAATATGAGGCTGAAGACAGACCGGGAACTTATGCCGGATAAAATTAATACTTGCATGGTAAGTAGAAAGACCTGCCCGGATTGTGGATATAGTGAACTTACTAAAGAAAGTGAGGCGAAAATAAAAGAGTTGAAAAATTTGATACGATATAGGGATGGCCGGACGAAACCTTATAAGATGAAGAAGAAAGGACAGGCATAAAATGGACAATGGGGATTATACTCATCCTGACGGTTGGTATTCAGTGGGGCGGGTAAGTATTGTGATAGGTGTGTTTTTGCCGATGCTGGAATATGTATTGAGGGTATTACCGATGAAATGTTACTTGCATTGGTAACGTGTAAAATATGAAAACTATTATTAAACAGTTGCAAGAAAAAATTGCGGCGTGTAAAAAGGAAGCCAAATGGCATGACAAGGATTGCAATAATCCTATGGTTGCGCAATGTGAAGCTATTATAGGTACGTATGAAGAGTATATTGAGTTATTGAAAAATGAATGGATTAAAGTTATCCCGGAAACTTTACCAGAACTGAACAAGGAAGTGTTGACAGATATAGGTGGGAAGATTGTGATTCAGTATAGATATAATGAGAAATCTTGGAGCTTTTACCCTCCGGAGTATTGGAGAGAATTACCCGACAAAGCCTGACCTATTTTCTTATTTGTTAAATCTATAACTATATGTATAAATTGTTAATAATTAATGATTAATTGTTAATAATTAATACGTATAGTTATTTTTTTATCTGGAATGTAAATAAATATAATACTATTATGTGTAAAGTGTTATATTAACCGTATGAAAAAAGAGGTAAAGATTAATACAAAAAACAATATAAAACGTCCATCGGTAAAGGACGTAAGCAGTAAGGTGCTTAATAGAGACAGAAGAAATGCCGCTTTACAAGTAAAGAATAAAAGATATAAGGTACCCGGCACAGAAGAAGCTAAGAAAGCAACAGCGGCACGCGTAGCAAAGAACCTTAAGCCCTTTCAATGGCAGCCCGGGCAATCAGGCAATCCCAGCGGATGTCCGAAGGGAACGGTTCACTTTCACGTTGCGTTGCGTAGGCTCGGGGAAGAGACTGGATGTTTCGCTTCAGAAATGAAAACGATACGAAAGTATTTTCCTAACTTTCCGAAAGATGCTTCGGTCGAACAAATGATGGCCGCAATGGTACAAATCATTGCAATGAAAAAAGGTTATCCATGGGCATACGATAGATGTTTTGGTAAGGTCGCACAGCAGATAGATTTCAACCAAAAGGGAGAAGCAGTATCAAACGTCAAGATAGACATAACAAAACTAACACCTGAACAGATTGAAGCACTAAGGGGAATAATACGTGTCTCTACAAATGCAACAGATGATGGAGATACTTCCGGAAGTTAATAAGGAACTGGCTCGCAGTTTCTTAATTGATTTTACGGAATATACTTACCCTAAGTATAGTATCATGGGGTTTCATAAGTATATAGCTTCAAGACTTGACAACCTCCTTACAGATAAGAATGCAAAAAACCTCATAATAAATCTACCACCACAACATGGTAAATCCGAATTAACCTCACGCCGCTTTCCAGCGTTTGCACTCGGAAGAAATCCGAATCTTAAAATTGCCGTTTGTGCTTATAGTTCAGACTTAGCATCCGGACTGAACAGACAATGTCAACGAATTATACAGACTCCGGAATATGCAGAGTTATTTCCTAAGACACAGCTCAATACAAAGAATATATCTACAGATGCCCGTGGTAGTTATTTAAAGAATAGTGACATATTTGAAATAGTAGGGTATGAAGGCTATTTCAATTCTGTTGGTATAGGCGGACCACTTTCTGGAAAGACTGTTGACCTTGGGATAATAGATGACCCTATTAAAGATTACCAGGAAGCGAAATCTGAAGTTGTACGTCAATCAATATGGGAGTGGTATACTACGGTATTCACTACCCGTTTACATAATGGAAGCAAGCAATTAGTTATCATGACCAGGTGGCATGAGGACGACTTAGTTGGCAGAATCCTTGCCGATAAGCAAGAAGCAGCGAAATGGGAAATCATATCCATACCAGCACTAAAAGATACTTATAATAGGACAGCAGAGGACACGCGCCAGTATGATGAAGCACTATGGCCCTTACGCCATAGTCATCAAAAGCTGTTAGATGCCCGTAGAATGTCCCCAATGCGCTTTGAGGCCCTATATCAACAGCATCCTTCGGCACAAGAAGGCATTATCTTTAAAGAAGAATCATTTCAGTACTATAATGCAGCAAGTTTACCGAGAAAATTTGACAAAATTATACTGTCTTTAGATAGTTCCTTTAAGGATAAAAAAACAAGTGACCCTGTTAGTATTGGAGTATGGGGTAAACTTGGTGCGAATGTTTATTTTCTTGACGCTTGCAAAGGACTGTTTGATTTCGTTACCACAATACAGAAGTTCAAGATGATGGTAGTTAAATACCCAATGGCTGGTGCAAAGTTAATTGAAGATAAGAGCAATGGCACTGCTATCATACAAGTACTCAAGGATAAAATTGCTGGCATTATTCCAGTGAATCCTACCGAAAGTAAAGAAGCACGTGCAGAAGCGGTTACCGTTTACTTCGATGCAGGTAATGTATACTTTCCAGAAACAACTATGTATCCTTGGGTTGCCGATTTTCTTACCGAAATAAAACAATTTCCAAACGGAGCGCACGATGACCAGGTAGATATGATGACGCAAGCGCTGTCTTACCTATATATAAATACTCAGAAAGTACCTGGTGTATTCTCTGTTGGAGTAAATGATAATGATGAAGAGGAATGGTAATTGGATATAAGTATACAAGCATATAAGGATATTTTAATTGCTCGGTATATAGATTGTGGGTGTTATCGAGATGTATACTGGTGTGCAGTGGATACAACACTGGTAGTTAAGATTGAAAAATATGAGGCTTATTTTCAGAATGTAAAAGAGTGGGCAATTTGGAAAGAGGTAGAACACACACCTCTTGCAAAGTGGTTTGCTCCATGTACCCATATAAGTAATGATGGAAAAATATTATTACAGAAAAAAGTTGAGATAGGCCGTAAGAAAGATTATCCCGAAAAAATACCTTCTTTCTTTAATGATATTAAAATAGATAACTTTGGATTTATTGGAAATCAACTTGTATGCTTTGATTACGGACTCATAAAAATATCAAAGAATTTCAGTGATAAAAAACTTGTTAAAATATCTTGGTGATACTTATTAAGAATGGTGAACAAATGGCAAAACATTTTCCTTTTAAGATCTTCGGCAGTAAAGCAATAACGACACCACAGGCACAAAACCAATTAGCTGCTGAAATGGAAATGATACACGATATTATACCAAGTATGTATACCGCCTATACTGATACGGGTGTTCAGCCTTTACTGAACTTCTACCAGTTGGCAAATAAGTATACGGGCTGGGTATATACTGCTATTGAAAAGAAAGCCAGAACTATTGCCGGTCTTCCTAAAATGGTTTACAGATTCGAGAAAAAACCTCAGGGTGGTGCATTAGGTAAATCATTAAAGTCTTACCATCCTCTTATTAAGTCATACGATACATTACCAAGACATCAGCGAAGACAGTTCCTCAAAGATAATGGTATGGCACGCATAGCGGTTGATGATTCGGATTTAACCGCTTTGCTTTGTTCACCGAACAGTGATGAAATAGAATTTAACTTTTGGCATGGTGCAGTTATACGACTTGAATTAACTGGCTCTATTGGTATCTATAAAGTACCTGGATTGTTTTCTAAGTACCCCGTATCTATGTATAATATACCGACTACGTGGACGGGTGATTTAAAGCCTTTGCCAGGTCGTGACGGTAAGCAGATGATACGCGGGTATATGTATACAGATGGAAACATCCGGCAAGAGTTTACGAATGAAGAAATTATCTGGATAAAATATAATAGTCTACGAAATCCGTACGAAGGAATGTCGGCTATTAAATCGCAGTTATCATCTTTCAATATTGATACCTATTTGCTAAACCAGCAATCTGAGTTTATGAAGAATCATGCCGTAATGGGTAACACTCTTACTACGGAACAAAGCCTGACCGATGACGCTTTTAAATCTTTGAGACAACAGGTACGGAAAATATTCCAAGGCGGTATAAATTCCGGTAAGGCAAATGTATTACACTCTGGCCTTAAATTCGATACTCCAGTACGTTCTACAACACGGGAGATGATGGTTAAAGAGATAGAGCATATGGTGCGTGATAGAATATTATCCGCACATGATATATCTGCCGGAAAAGTAGGATTGGTTGATGTACAGAATCGTTCTAATCTGGATACGGTAAACGAAAACTATATCAATGAAACGATTTCTCCTACCTCAAAACTTATGTGCCAATACTTGACAAGAGACCTTGCCAAGTTATTTGACCCGGCTTTCGTTATTGACTTTATATTACCGAAGTTTGAAAACGACCAGATACAACAAGAGAACATGGAAGACCTTGGCGCATATGTAAAGACCATTAATGAGATACGCGCAGCAAAAGACCTCGAGCCTGTTAAATGGGGAGATATGCCTTGGATTCCTTTTAACCTACAGCAGTATACTGGCGAGACAAAACCAGAGGCTACTCCAGCGGAAGTACCGACTGAAGAAGGTAGTATACAAAGTAAAGGCGGCCCAGGCTCAGGTAGGTATCCGTCAGGAAGCGGAGAAGTATATCATGGTACAAGTAAAGAAGCAGCAGAAAAAATATTATCTGATGGGTTACAAGTTGGAGATAAAAATTCATTAGGCGGTGCGAAGGTATATGCGACAGACGATAAATCCGTAGCTTTTAGTTATGCCAGAGTCACTACGAGAAGAATGGGTACAACACCGGAAATTTTAAAAGATAAGCAATTGGCTATTGTAGTATGTAAATCATCCGCTTTTAAAGTTAATCCAGAAAGTACCACGTATAAAATAGCTGAAAAAAATGTATCCAATAGAGACATTATCAGAATAGAAGTTTATAAATATACTGATATTGAAAAGGAAGATTATTCTTCACCTGTAATATATTACCCAAAGGATTCTTCCAAAAGTAAAGATGATGAAATTTATTGCTTTTTCGTAATTGATGAAAGTAAGGAAGAAGAAGAGGAGGAGGAAAAGTCCTTACCAGTTAAAAGTATCAAGTCAATGACTACCGAGCAGAAGACAAAGCTATGGAAGAAATTTGACACGACGGCAAAGGCATATGAGCCTCTTTATACTAAGGCGTTTGCTGGTATCTTTTCTGCTATGAAAAAAGAAGTTATTGACAACATAGAAAAGAAAGCTGTTCCGGTAAAGTGTTCCATATCCGTGGTATCTAAAAGCAATCGACAGAAGTGGCTAAAAGATAACAACGGTAAAATAAAAGGTCTTTGTTTTGATAAGAAGGAAATGGCTAAGACTATACAAAATAGAATTAAGCCAGTTATGGAAAAGATTAATAAGGATATTGCGGATGAAATGGTTGATACGTTAACTGCTGGCACAAAGGCTGCTAAGTTTAAGTATAATGTTAATGACCCGAAAGTACAAAAATATATTGGTACTCGTTTACGTGAGTTATCTACCAGCGTAACCGATACCATGGCGGATAAGGTAGAATCCTCTTTGTCTAAGGATTTTGAGGACGGTGCAAGCATACTGACGATGAGTGAGAATATCGCGGATGTGTTTATCACAGAAGAAAAATATCGGAGTGACCTTATAGCCCGTACAGAAACGACATCCGCCTGTTCTCATGCCGAACTTGACGCCGTAGAACAAATGGGATTGGAAGATGTGTTAGTGAAGATATGGGTAGCTGAGCCGGATGCCAGAGATACCCATGCAGAAGCCGCCGATAAGTATTCCGATGGTATACCTATAAGCGAAGACTTTGAGGTAGGCGGTGACAGCATGTCGTGTCCGGGAAATGGTTCCCTTGCAGAAGAGAACTGTAATTGCCGATGTATGCTGGTATACGATACAAAAGATGCTGAAAAATCTTTTAAAGGCGGCCCAGGCCCAGGAAGATATCCGGAAGGTTCTGGGGAAGTATACCACGGCACAAGTAAAGCAGCAGCGAATAAAATATTGAAGGAAGGTTTACTTGTAGAAAAGACAAGTAAACGAAGCTTTGAATGTAAAATATATGCTACCAATAATAAAGCATTGGCCATGGATTATGCAAAAGAAAGAGCAAATAAAGATATTCCGATTGATAAGAGAAATCTTATAATAGTTGTAATAAACTCGAAAGCTATGGAGGATGATATTTCTTTTGGTTTAGCAACTGGGCACCAGACCGAAACGAAAAATATTTTACCGAAAGATATTATTAGAATTGAGAGCTATAAATATACTGATATTAAAGACATTGATGATTCAAAACTTGATAGTATAAAGCCAAGTAAAATATACTATCCAAAGGATTCTTCCAAAAGTAAAGATGATGAAATATATTATTATTTTTCAATTGACGAATCAGAGGAAGATACAAATGAAAACACCGAAGACGGTGCAGAATAAAAACGGGTATCGTACAAAGATACTCGAAGGTTATCTGACTAAAAGGAAAAAAGATAATGGAAAACCAGTCAAACAAAAATGAGCTGATACAGCTGTGGAATGACACGCTATCCGACGAGCAAGCAGCCTCAGTACTATATTATCAGGGTGCTAATCGTTTCACGCTCCTATACGCTTTAACAGCAGCTGAGATAATAGAACATGGAGATGAAGAAACCGGGCATGCCAAGCTGATTCGGGAACACCTGGATTATTTGGGTGGTTATATTACTACAATGACTTCTGAAGTAAAGACAGCCATTGACAATATAGACATACTTAAATTAATGTATCAATCTGAATTGGTTGCAATTAATAAGTATAAAAACATTATCCGATTTTGCAGAGAAAACGGATTCTATGAATCTGAAATTCTTGCGCTGGGAATACTCAAGGACGAAGTTCACCATGCAACCTATTTAAAAAATCTTTTAGATATAACCGGAGGTCTTTAATGAAAACATTGCACAAACAATTTCCCGCGCAGATAAAGGAGTTCAATGATAAGGAACTTACCATTACCCATTTTATCTCCACGGAAACACAGGATTCAGATGGCGATATTATGCGCGTTGACGGTATGCGTACACGCGGACAAGTTGTTGTCCTTAAACAACACGGGCAGGATGAAACACAGGGCATGGAGCCTATTGCAAGACCCATCAGTATCGGTGTAGGTACAAATGAGAATGGTGTTAAAGGTATTCTCGTCACTACAAAATACTATGATGGTAGTCATCTTACTCCTCCCGATAATACCGGCCGAAGACTGTTTGAAAAATGTCGTGATAAGTTCATGCCGAATTGGTCTGTTGGCTTCTCGGTTGTTAAGTCAACTCCAGTGACAGGCGGCGGGCAGGAAATTACCGAATGGCTAATGCATGAATATTCTCAGGTTGCTGTTGGTGCAAATGAGGAAGCGACCTTCAAATCTTTAACTGATGATGCCAAGGCGTGTGATAAGCATATACCTGTTTTTGGCTTTACAGAAGAGCCTAAAAAAGAAAAGGCAGTATTATTACCGGGTACGATAGAGAAATCTATTGGCTCAAGGCTTGCTACCTCCGAACCTTATGCGAGTTATAACTGCCTCATGTCCGCACTCGATTCTGAGATTTACAATCTGGTATGGTCAGGCAATGCTTCGGACTTTGACCCTACCGAACAGGTAACAGCTTTGATCGATGAGTTTAAAGAGTATGCAGTACCCCGTATTATTGATTATATAAAAGCGCTAATTAGCCAACGGTACGGAACAGTAGAACAGAAAGCACTTGCCGAAACACAGCAGAAAGATTTCCAGGCTAAGGGCGGAATGGGAAGTGGAAATCATGGGCATACTGGAAGGGCTGGTGGTGGTAGCGTGGATAAACCGACAACAGAGATAGCTCGGTTTATAGGTGGTTTACAACAGACACTTACTCAGACGGTTGAGCAGGTTGTAAACAATGCCTTTGAAGCCTATGCCGTCCCTAAAAAAAAGGAACTTACTCCAGCGACCGCAAAAGACGAAAATGAACTTGATATATCAATAGAAGATAGTACCGGCAGTGAACAGGACACTGACGATATAGGTCTTACTATTGAAGATAATGATAACAGTCCTGACGCAGAAGAAATTAAAAAAGCATTACTTGAAAAAACAAACAAAACACTGGTTGCAAACGGGGACGAAATCGACCTCGAAATTGAAACCTAACAACAAAGAAAGTTTATTATGAAAAAAGAAGAGTTGGAAGCAATTGTAAAGGAAATTAATTCAGCAGATATAGCGGTTGTCCATTCTGCTGTTGAAAAAATCCAGAAAGACTTCGGCGAGATGCAGATGAAGGCAATTTTCCCGAATGCCAATTCCAAGGAAGCCCTTGATGCACAGGAACTGAAAACATTTGCTGATACTGTTATCAATCCGGAAATTCTTTCGGTAATGACTCAGGTTCAGAAATCGTTTGCTCCTGGTGATGCACGCGGTAATGCTGCAATAGGTTCTGCCGCATTGTCCGGTTCTGGTCTGTTCAAAAGTGTATCTCCTGCAATGTACCAGTTCGGTGTCATGCTTAAAGGCTGGAATAAAATGAAGGGCCTGAGGCACGATTTCAATTATGGTTCTTATGAAGACCTTTGTGTGAAGAATGCAAAAGCATTCGGTATTAACAAAGCGGCAACGTACAATGGTGAAGCAGTTAACGCAGACGGAGGATTCACAGTCCCTGTTGAATTTGCGGCAATCGTTGTGGAGTTCGCTATTGCTACCAGTCCTATCCTGTCTCAGGTATGGCGTGTTCCTATGTCTTCCAATGAAATACGTTTTCCGAAATTGTCGCAGGGCGAAAACGGTAACTATTTCGGCGGTGTATACATGACGTGTGACGGATTGCCTGCTGTATCGGAAGGTACGGTTGGTACCGGAACAAAAACAAAATGGGAACAGAACATCTTCCGGGCAAAAAAGATTGCTGGACATACTGCAATCACGGAAGAATTGCAGCAGGATTCGATTATCAACATCCTTAATTATACTGCTGCCCTTTATATCCGCGCATTTCAGTACAAACTGGAAGCGATGATAATTTCCGGTAACGGAACGAACGAATTCCTTGGTATTATAACAGACCCGATTGTACGGGCAAATGCTGTTAAACGTAAAGCAGCTGGTAAAGTATCCGGCGACGATTTCATCAATCTTGAAGGCGCTGTTGATGAAGCCTTTGGTGATGACAAATTGTCATGGCTTACCCGTCGGGCAACGGTTGCAAAGGTACGTGCGGAACGTGTTAATGCGGACGGAACAGGTGAGTATTTGGTACGTGAATCATGGGCAGAGCGTAATGATACTCCGATATTGACAAAATCAATTCTCGGACATCCTTACCACGTTACTCGTAACGTTCCGGTTCTCGGAACAACTGGTGACGTTGTTATTGGCGATATGTCCATGTATATGCTTGCCACCCGTATGGATATGCGTATTGACGTTTCGGATGCACCTTACTGGCTTGAAAACGAAACAGCACTTCGTATGATAGCTCGTATGGATGGTATGCCCGGTACATCGTATGCATTCAAAATACTTGCCGCTGCGAAAGCGTCGTAGTATTCTGTTTTCTTAATAGTAATCAAGCGGGGAGAATAACCTCCCCGCCTTTTAAAGAAAAATAATTATGAGTAATACTATTAAATGTAAATGTCTTGGAATGCTGGCGCAGAAGCATGGGGAACATATATTCCTTACGTTACATGAAGCGCGTACTTTGGAGAATCAAGGATTGGTTGAAATTATAGAAAGTATCAATACCGATTCTATCGTCGATACTTCATACCTTACAAAAGAAAATTATGTCGGTGCTGGTAATAAAATACTATGGGTACAAGATACTCATGGATTAGTAGGTGGGGCAGAACTTACAAATGCTTTTACCGTTGAAATAGGTAATAACCTCGGATTTGATATAGTTGGTGTATGTAATATTGGAAAGTTTGAAAAACTGGTAGACGAATGCGAATTAATAATTGTAAATAACATTATAGGTAACTTAGGGCTTGCTGATGCTATTATAAAATCAGGTAAAAAGTATGTACTATTTTCGCACGATTACCGGAAGATACCAAACGAGCTTGCGAAGAACACGAAACTTATTATGTGCCTTTCTCCAGCGCACGCACTGTTTATGCAAAAGAATTATGGTACTCTGAATATTATGGCATTGCCTTTATGTATAAAAACAAGTTTATTTAAACCTGTAGAACGGAAGAATGAGAATGTACTGTTTGTTCCTGTTCCGTTAAAACAGAAAGACCTTGACAAAATAAATCCGTTTGATTACGCTTGTGATAAAATCGTATTCGGTGGAGATATGTGTTATATAGATACTATTAATTATATGCAACAGGTAAAGCATGTTTACCATTGCCCTGAATGTAATGAGACGGGCGGTAGAGTTTTACTTGAGGCAATCCTGGCCGGCGCAACTGTTCATACCAATGATACCTGCGGACATACCTCGTGGGAATTTTGGAACAATAAAGAACAGTTATTGCCAGCTCTTAATGCCGCTCCTTATTTGTTTTGGAAAGAGGTGGAAAAATGTCTTGTGTAGCATTCTTCTCCTCAGGCATTGGTAATTTTATTGAGTATACTCCAGCGTTACGGGCTCTTGCTTCAATGCATTCTGATAAAATTACTCTTTGTATTAATAACAATAATGACCCAAGATATACTGATTTACTTTGTCTAATGAAAGCAATGCCTTTTATTAGTGAGGTAATAAGTCTTGAGGAATGTAAAAAAAGAAAATTTGATGAATACTTTTATACAACCTGGACTTGTGGCGGAGACGCTTACAACTATTTCAAAAGTAAACATCCTTATTCTGACGAACAATGGAACCACGAAAAGACCCATGAGACAGATTATTATTTCTCAATAGTAAAAAAATACTACGGGTACACTGGAAAAAAGCCTGAGCAGTATTGTCCATATACGCCAATGGAAAAAGATACTACAAAAATACGGATTGGTGTATGTAATGGCGGTTTTGGTAACATAGCAGTAATGAAAAAATGGAATTACTTTCCACAACTCTGTGGGACGCTCAAAGGGTGGTATGGAAACGATATTGAGCTTGTTAAGGTCGGATACTATAAGGAACTATCAAACGTTAACGTATACGACGTGGATTACGCTGGACATACAATGCTTGAGAACGCTACAATGATTAATAGTCTTGATTTATTTATAACAACAGATACCGGGAATATGCATATAGCGGATGCCCTTAAAGTTCCTATGATTGTTTTATGGGGTGGCACGTCATTTGTTAAAAATAGACCTATTAATGGAACGGCAAATATTATTCGTAAACATTTTCCATGTCAGCCGTGCCATAATGATGGCACATATATGCAGTGTAATAAAATCGAGTGTTTACAGAGTATAACTGTTGGCGAAGTTTTTAGAGAAGTAAGGAAAAAATTATTATGACTGCACCTGCATTTTGCACTGTAGATAAATTATTGAGAAAGCAATACCTTGGCGAAAGTTTTCTATCTGGTACTCCTAAGGTAGTAACAACTGACGATGATACAAAAGAAGACCTTGCTGATTTAATAGAGGAAGTTACCGCTCAGATAATTGTTTATATGAATAATAGTGAGTATAATAATACTGCACCGACTGCTGACGTGTCAAGGGCTTGTGCTTTACAATGTACTTATGAATGGAAACGGCGCAAAGATATAGGTATCCAAAATGTAAACTTCCGTGATGGCGGAGTAAGTAAGAACGAATCTGGTGGTCTTTTACAAATGGTAAAAGACATCATCGATCCTTACAAACGTATAATGATTGCAACAGAAGAAGATTAATTATGAGTGATTTATATCCTTATACCCCTATACCTTTAATTTATTCACCTGATGATGTATTGTCTGTACCACCAGATAGGTCGTTATTTGCATGGAAAGTTAAGGACGTAAATGGTATCGTTGTTACCGTACAGGGGATATATGAAGAGTTTGAAGAAGATTATATTAATGGTAAAGTTGTTAAGCCTATTAATACTAATAGTCAAGCACAAACATTTAAAGATGTTTTCGGTATAGATAGGAATTAATATGGCTGTTATACTCAAAAGTAAAGAGGATATAAATAGATGGCTGTTGGGTATACAGCATAACGAAGAAAAGTGTCTAATACGTACCATTAATTTAATATCTTTGAAAATGCAGGGATATATCCGTACTACGGTATTTATACAGGGTAGACGGGGCGAGAGAAGTCCAGAAAATAAAATAATGAAAAGGACTTCGGAACTTGCAAGAAACGTACGAGTACATCCCGCTGAGACAAAAGGTAATTATGTTGAAGGCGGAATTGACATAGGTACAAATTACGGTGGCATGTTATTCGATGGGAAAACACATACGATTCGTCCAAAAAATGGACAATACTTAGCAATACCTCTTCCAGCGGCACAAGGTACTTATGGACAAGCAATCGGTAGTCCAAGAGATGAATCGAAATTCGGGCATACGTTTGTCATTCGTGGTTTACATGGGTTAGTAATATGTGGAAAAAAGATGTATACAAAAGGGGAAAAATCGGGGCAGTCAAAAGGTGGTTTTGTTCCGCTGTTCGCACTTGTAAGACAAATTACCTTTAAAGCAAGAACGAGTCCTGATATTCTTTTTAAGGAAATTCCTAAAATGCTACGAGAGGCGCAGAGTGAACTAAAATGAGTACTGAAAAAATACCAGTTAAAACATTACTTATGCGGTCGATACAAGAGTGTGTGGAGAGCATTCCAGGTGTAAGTACAGTATTACTTAATCCACCAAGTGGAACGACGTGGGATGCGTGTCTACATCCGCTATGTATCATTGCGGATATGAATGAATCTTTTAAATTAACGCAGAACAAAGTTGAAAGCACTTTCCAATTGCAATTAGAATTATATACCGAGATTGATACTACACTGGATAACATGCTTTTAATAGATACTCTATATGCTGAAATACTTATTAAATTGCAAACATGGTCCCGTGAAAATAAAATATGGGATTATGCAAAAAAGATAAATTGCGTAAGTGCTACCAGAATATATGGGTATAATGATTTTAATGGGTACCTTATGAATTTTGATGTTGATTATCTAACGGTAAGGGGAAATCCTTACAATGTCATTTTATAATTTTAAGAAGGGGTTCACTTATGAGAACTGATAGCAGTCCTTTGATGGTACGAGAACTTGCCGCTTCCTTTCTCGGGCGTGGTAATGTTCTGTTTAACAGGATGAATGATGATGGGAATTACCTCGGTTATGTAAACTGCGGTATTGTTTCCGATTTTTCTGTTAGTCTAAAGACAACAGTCAAAACAAAAGAAGGCGGCATGGGTCCTATTAAGGAACAGCTTGAAACTGTTGAAATAGGTCCTCGCGCGGTAACTGGTAAAATGGTTCTTGATGATTGGCTGCTTGCCAATGTGCAGCTTGCTTTTGGTAACGGAAAACTTGATACCTATACAATCGGTAGTATAATAAATTCCGCAAACGATGCGCACGCTATTGACACGGAAGCACTTACCGGAAAATTCTTTGCTACAAAAGGTGTCTGGCAGCAGATTGTCAATACACTTGGCGCATCTGTATTCAATTTTGCTGATTATGATTATTCGCCAAATCCTCCGTCAAATCCTCCGCCAAAAAAGACCCTTACATTTTCTATCGGCGGAAGTTCCGTATCCCCCATTGAAAACACTGACTACGAAGTTGACTATGAGGCAGGTCTTGTTCGCGTACTATCAAATAACATCCTCATGGAAGGCGCTGAAGTTTCTGTTACCGGGCCGGGATATGCAACAGTATTAAGTCAGCTCAGTATTGGTACAAAGCTGGTACGTGGAAAACTGTTGTATCTTGGAAATAATACAACAGACCCTCGATACAGAATTGAAGGTTGGGACGTGATTATTATTCCAGCGACTGACATCAGTTTGATAACTGAAGATTTTGGTAAGTTAACATTTGACCTGATGTTCAACTCGGATTCTGTAAATCATCCGTTGCAGCACCATCTATTGATGACGCAACTCGATAATGTTGACAAAATTACCAGGAGTGCTCCGTAACCATGACTACGAAGAAACAAAAGGCAACGGGAGGAGCGTCCAATGCGGACGCTTCTCTATTTCTTAATGGTGGGGTTACAATAGGTAAGTACCTTGTGAAGCCCTGGACGATAATTCAAATTGCTGGCATGTCAAGGATATTTGAAATGATATACCACGAATTGAAACAACGCAACTTTACATCCAGTAAATTGGAAAGCATTGTTGATGAAAAGGATGAATCGGCATTAACTGATTTACTATTTGTATTTATGCAGTATCTTCCAAGTTTTATGGTAACAACTCTTGGATGTACAAAAGAAGAATTGGAACAGATACCACCCGAAGTCTGTTCACAGATTGCTATTGCAATGGTAAAACAAAATGTGAATTACCTAAAAAACTTCTTGAGCCCGTTCAAGAACATGATTCAAAAGGAAATGAAGTCAGCAAAGCAGTAGTATTGCTTGTCAGGAATGGGCACAAGGAATATAATGTTTTAAATGTTTACAGTTGGGATAAGGTCTGGACATACTATGCAATATGTATACAAGTTGAGCGAGATAAGATACGGGATAGTGCGGTTGCTTTGCGTGTAGCATTCGGCGCAGATGCCTCAGACTTTGAAAAGTTTCTTGATACACTATCGGAAAAAGAAGATTGCAAACAAGCATTATCTAAACCTGAACAAGTTCAATCTTTCGTGGAGAAATTAAATGGCAGATAATACCGCTTCATATATACTCAGTATACAGGCAAATATTGGAACACTTACAGAACAACTTTCAAAAGTTCAGTCTGAAGTTTCCAATATGGCAACGAAGGTTGGGGAGAGTACCGCAAAGGCTGGTAATTCATTTAAGGAAATGACCGCCAGCTTTTTATCTGCTGATGCTATTAAGTCGGTATTAATGGAAGCTAAGAATTATGTACTTGATGCTATTAAGGAATACGACGGCATTGCTGTGTCGATGTTTGTGCTGACTAAGGCTTATGGTTCTCAAGCTGAGGAACTAAAAACACTTGCTGAAGCAAAGAAAGCCGTTACACGCTTTAATGACGATGAAGTTCTTAGTGCTGCCAAGGTAATGCAAACGCATAAATTATCTGTTGACCAGATAAAACAACTTATTCCGGTAGTAATGGACTTTGCTGCAAAGTCTGGTAAAAGTCTCGAAGGTACAACAGAGGCATTTACACGTGCTATACAGTTTGGTACCACTCGCGGATTGAGACCTTATGGTATTGAATTGGAAAAAACAGGTTCACAGGTAGAAAGATTTGAAAGTCTGTTAACCGCTGGGTTAAATCCAACTGTTAAGGGTTCCGCCGAAGAGGTTGCAAAACTTGGTGCCGGGCCGCTTATTACAATGAATAACCAGATGTCCGAAATCAAAAAAGGCATTGGTGAAGGTCTTATTCCAGTGCTCGTAGAACTTACTGGTATCTTTAAGGATAAAGTTCTCCCTCAGATAGAGCCTACCGTCAAAGGTTTTACCGATATAGTAACAAGCACTCCCGGTATCATTGCCGCAATAACCGCAATAGGTTGTGCCTTGACAATGGCTTTTATTATCAGTCCTGTTGGCGCTGCACTTGCTGCCATAGGCGCTGGAATAATGATTGTTTCTAATGCTATGGGTAAAGTTAAAATCGAGGCACGTAATGCTGCGGGAGCAGTATTCGATGGACTTGATTCTGTTACAACAGGTAATAAATTAGAAAATCTTAAAAAGCAAAAAGAAGCTATTGACAAATTGGTAAACAGTTCTGGTGGGACAGGTACAGAACGACAAAAACTATTTGATACTGCTGGTGGTAAAAATGGTGAAGATGTTGTGGCTGTCCAGCGTAGAGTAAATGCCGAACTCGAGGAAGGTTTCAAGCATTTAACAAAAGTAAATGAAGAAGAAAAAACAAAAAGAGATATTACAAACGGCAAGGCACCTCCTCTGTCATTATCAAGTACAAAGGATAAAACAGAAAAAGGTGCAAAAGAAGAAGAAGAACGTATAAAATTCCAACTTGGCTGGGGTACAAAATTACAAGCATTACAGCTATTACATGTAAAATCAATAGATGAAGAGTATGAACAGAAGAAAAAACTTCTTGACCTTGAAAAAGAAACAGCATTAACAGAAGCAAAAACAAAAGGTGCAAAAACCGGTGATATTGTAAAAGTATATGCCCTTAAAGAGGAAGACCTTGAAAAAGAAAAATCCAATAAAATAAAAGAAATACAATTAGAGCATGTATCCTTTGAGGATGAACTTGCAAAGAAAAAATTGGATACATTAGAGAATAATAAAAATCTTGAACTTTCAAAACTTCACAAAGAATACGCAAAAAAAATAGATGCCGCGGTTGTAGGTAGTGATACTGCTATTGAATTGACAAAAGAAGAAGAAGAAAAAAAATATTTAATAATTAATGATTACCAGAAAAAACAAGAACAAATTGATAGAGATGCAGCAATTGCATATGAAGAATTACAAGCGTCCACAACACGTTCACTTAATGAACAATATGAAGCAAAACTTAGCATATTAAAAAAGCAAAGGGAAGCTGAATTGGCAGCATCCCCAGATAAAACAGATAGTATAAATTTACAATATAATAATAAAGAATCAAATTTAGGATTATCGAAGCAATCTGAACGTACTCAAATAGGTATAAATAGTACACAAAATAGCCTTGAAATGAGTAAAATTTATGGGGATAAAGAAGAAATAGTCAGATACCAAAATGATTTAATATTATTACAAGAACAGTATGAAATACAGCAAGCAAGAATTGCAGGAAAATCAGAAGAAGAAATAATCAACATACATCAAAAATATGCAATTGAATACGAAAAAAGTATACTTGATAAATATAATAATATAGCTCAAGAAATGATGTCTATTGGGCAACAGATTGGTTCTGCAATAGGGCAGGGAATTGCGGAAGGCGGTAAAGAAGGTTTAAAATCTGCTCTGACTGAAATTATAGATATATTCCTCAGCTTTGCCGAAAAGATGCTTATTACCACAATAATAACAAATACCTTAAAGCAGATTGAGCTGAATCCTACTGGATGGATAGGTGGCGCAATTGTCGGAGCCTTACAGGCAACGGCTATTACTGGATTATTTGAAGCTGCGAAGGCTGGAATCAAAAAGATTAAAATGGAATCTGGTGGGCAGATATATGGAGCGCGCCACAGTGGTGGAGGCGTCGATATTAATGCTGAAGGCGGGGAATATATACATCCACGTTCATCAGTCGAATACTACGGCTCCAGCGCTATGGAGGCTATACGCACAAAGCAAGTTCCAAGAGAACTGCTCAATTCGTTTACAGCAGGCACTTCAATGTCCGTCACTACCCATACGGAAACTGGCGGTATTGTTACGAAATCATCCCCTACAAAATTTGATATAACGAATATCGTTGACCCATGGTTAATTGATAAACATCTTTCATCTGTACGCGGTAGGGATTCAATGCTCAATTTTATTGCCGATAATTCTGGAGCTATTTCAAACAGATTAGGATTGGCATAATATGAATACATTTAATTTTCTACCGGATTTCAGTTCTCCTATTACTTGTAAATATTTATTTAATACAAATATACACTCAACGGAACGAGGTAAAGAATACCGTGTTGGTCTTTCAACTATACCATATAGAAAATTAATATTTCAATGCTTAGAACAAAAAGATGAACAGGAAAGGTTATTTAATTTCTTTGTAAAGAATATCAAAATACCTGTTTATGTTCCTATATTTTCTGAACGGTTACAGTTCATTGGTGTATCAGATTTAACACAAGTAATTGATTCCTCAATACAGGTAGATTATTCAAATTTATTTAATGTAAAGGATACTTTACGAACATGTACAATGATTGGAATAGATACTGCAAACAATAATACTGTTTATGAAATGTCATATAATATGATTGGAGATATTTTATACATATCAGATGATTCCGGCGAAGCAATAACCGCCGGTGTAAAGTATCAAAATTTTCTTGTTTTCCCGGCGATTCCATGCTATTTTAGCGTAGATAATTGTAGTATTAAACATATCACAGGGCATGTGCTCGAATATCACTTAGAATTTACAGAGGCACTATAATGGATGATTCAATAAATAATACAAGTGGTTATGAAATTTTTCGTGCTATACCGGATGCGTCAAATTCCATTGATAGCTCTATTGTAAAGTACCATGATATTTTACAATATAGTAATTCTGCTATAACAGTTCGTGATTTACAGACTATACCAGCAATTAAGCAAAATTTCTCATCTTCCAATCTTACAAAGGAAGATGAATATTATTTATTACATTTTTTCTGTGCAATATGCTATGGCAGATTATATCCTTTTTGGATTCCGTATTATAAAGCCGCTGGAATAATAAAAAGAAATATAGGATATAATGATAATTTTATTATTATAGATATACTCAGTAATTTTAATGATATACGAAATGTCAACGATGTATACGCTCTTGTATTAACTAATGGCGCATTAGTTACGTTTGCACTTAGTGATATAGTAATAACACATTTCGGATATGGTCTTGTTCTTGCTCAAAATGTTTATTTCCAGGAAGCTATTACTAAGGAATCAATATTATCATTTTGTAAAATGTTATTCAGTAGGTTTACAACAGATGAAATAAATATAGCACATACAACACAGGCAATTAGTGGAACTGATTTGGAGACGGCTGAACTTACAAAAGAATACCCAGTCTTAGGTAATGATGTATTACCTACATTACAATACACTTTTCCTTTCCATACAGAAGAATCTGAGGAAGATATATTTATATTTCCGGTTAAAGGTGAAGCAAATACAAAGGGTTTTCTTGAATTAATTTATCCAGTTTACTTAGGGTAATACGCCTCATTGGCTTAACATAAAGGAAAATATATTATGGGAACAACAGTATCATTAGTAGTTGACAATGAAACAATCATTATAGATAATACAAAAGGTGTAACCGTAAAGCCTGGTGTATTTATTAAGGAAACAGATAAATCCACTGATGCTACAATGGGAGGAGAAAATCCAAGCGGTACAGAAATTCCAGTACAATCCGCTGTTAATACATTTGTAAAGGACTCGATTTCTGGTGCGGTCGGGATTGGTTTCAATCCTCGCACGGAATACTCAGGGGGCACCCGATATAGGGTAAATGACGTGGTGCCGTATAACGGAGCTCTTTACGTTTGTATACAGGCTGGATATGCGCCTGTTCCCGATGCGGAAGGTGGAGACGATTGGTGGCAACTCATGCTTCCTGCGGCGACTCCGGGCACAAATGGTGCGGACGGGATTGGTTTCAGTCCTCGCACGGAATACTCAGGGGGCACCGGCTATAATGTAAATGACGTGGTGCCGTATAACGGAGCTCTTTACGTTTGTATACAGGCCGGATATGCGCCTGCTCCCGATGCGGAAGGTGGAGACGATTGGTGGCAACTCATGCTTCCTGCGGCGACTCCGGGCACAAATGGTGCGGACGGCGCAATCATTTTTCCATTTTCCTATGGAGACGCCACACCTGCAATTATCGCTTCAATACCGGCTGGAACTTTGATTAGTTCTATAGCTATTTGTGTACTTACGGAGTTTGACGGGCTGGGTGCGTCTTTAAGCATAGGAGTAGACGGCATAGGAGCAGACACGTTAATGACTATAGAACAAAATACTCCTATGATTATTTCTGAATTTGTAACTTATCCTATGTATACATTTACAGAAGAAAAAAATATACTGTTGTATATAACTCCAGGGACTGGTGCGACTCGAGGCTCTGGGATAATTCTTATCAATTCCAATTAAGGAGGAAATTATGTCTATCGGGCTATTTGGAGAATTTATCGGAACCGTTTTATCGAAATTTCAGCTTGGCATCGGCGGTGCTAAGCTGAACAATGATTCGGGCGGGCTGAAAGTACAGAACAACGCAAACGCCGATTCCCCCATTACCGGCAGTCAGCTCAATGCGTCTGGCGACCAAATCGTCATCAATAGTGATGCGGCAGAAACGGGTGCTGATTGGAAACTGAATCTCAAGCGGCCTGTTACCGGAATGACTGCGGATATGTCAATTACATTTCCTCCAGCGGATGGTTCTCCGAATCAGATACTTAAAACCGATGGTTCGGGTAATTGGGGATGGTCTACACCAGCAACCGGAACGCAGTATGTCACATCCGACACGACAAGTATTACTTTCGGAACCACCAGTACGTTGTCGATGTTGAGCATTCCAGTAGGTGCAGTTGTGCGAAGAATCCGAGTAATAATTGATACCGCGTTCAACGGTGCACCGAGTTTATCTGTTGGTGTTGCGGGTACAATAGCAAAGTACATGCCTGCTACTTCGGTTGACTTGACAGCAACAGCAAAAACAATCTTTGAAGCATATCCTGCGGAAGCTGCTGTTTCCGGTTCACCCGAAGCGGTTATCGCAACATACGCAGCGGGTGGGGCTTCGGCTGGTGCTGGTCGTATTGAACTGGACTATGATATACCTGCTTAATGCAAACAACAACAACAAGATAAGAGGGTATACTAATTATAAAGTATATCCTCTTAAGGAGTAAATATGTCTGGTATCATGGGTGAAATACTTGGAACCATATTCAATACCTTTAGGATTGGCGACGGCAGCAATTCTGATAAAACGATTATTGCCAATATTCCCGGAACAAACAAACCTGCTCTGCGGTATAACCATACTACTTGTCAATGGGAATACGGGAACAACGGGACTGATTTTGTATCTATGGCGTCGGTTGGTGACCATAAAATACGGGTTGATTCTGTGGATAATATTGCCGGATATTTGGGGCAAAAAGTCATGCATGGGAATTATGTCACCGTTACGCCAGTGGTTCCGTTTGCGTTGCATATAAGTAACCATACTCTTGCAAACTACGCGGCTTTTTCCTCATATTTTTTTCCGTCAATTCTGCCTATTGGAAGTACGTTCTCTCTTGCAAATGCGGGAAACGATACAACAGATAATTATTTTGCAGACCTTAAGGGTAGTGCGGTTGCGACAAATGATACGTTTATGGACGTTGGCGGAACATCCGCCGTTTATTTGGGAAATAGTGCAACATACAAGCAACTAATTATTGCTGCCGAGGTCGGACTCAATGCCGCACAGACCTTTACAAACAAACGCAATACCCCGCGTGTATTTTCAACTACTGATATTTCCGGAACTCCGGGGATTCTTACTCCCGAAATTGACACGTATGATTACTTTGAGATAACGACTCAGGCACATGATTTATTTATTGCAAACCATGCAACTAGTACCCCGCAAGCTGGGGAGAAAATGCTTATAGTAATTGATTCAGACTCAAGTGCGCATGCCTTAACTTATGGCACTGATTATGTGTCAAGAGGTAGCGCAATACTTTTTACAACAACCGTAGTGTCAAAGCGTACGCGGCTTGGATTTATTTGGCATGCCGGTACGTCAAAATGGGATTTAGTAGCGTCAGACCAGGAGACTTAATATGTCGTGGACTGTTGACGGTAACTCATATCCGTGTAGAAAACTGGTAACTATCCCGTCTGCTGATGCTGCGCTTACTGACGTGCCAGTGAAAGTGCAGATAGTCGGTGACGGTGACATGGGAATAGGCGCGAGTGATTGCCGTGATTTCCGGTTTACTAGTCAGATGATAGATTTAGACTGCTCTACTGGTCCTGCGGGATATTCTGGTTTACCCGGATTACATGTGCGATACCCAGCAGGTTTATTTGTTTATGATATTAGTGTTGATAACATAGGTAACGGGGTTGAAGCTTTAGGTGATGGTGAGATAATAATACATTGTAATGACACCATAGCCCATACGCTTGGAAATATTGATAGTAGTATAACAGATGCAGGTATAGAGTTTTCTATTAATCCCGGACATAGCGATTCAGAAGGAATCGTCCACAATCTTTTACCAGCGGAAGACCCTACATATCTTAATAATTATATTGAAAGCAATACCCTCCTTAACGCTGAACGGGAATCTGGCAGCGTTGACATTGCGCTCAATGCCAGTGCGATATTCTGGGTAAAAATTCCTAACATATCGGCAACAGCGAATACCTACATATACTGTTATTATGGCGTGCCTGGCGCTTCGGCTCAAACTGATGCGACCAATGTTTGGGACTCAAGTTATATGGGGGTGTGGCATTTAAAAGAAACGGGAACAAATCCGGCAATTTCGGATTCAACGTCAAAAGGGCATAATAGTTCATCCGCCCAATGGACGCCGACACCTGCGCAAATAGATGGCGGTGGAAATTTTGATGGTGGTACAACGAATGTTATTAAGGTGGGAGATTCTTCTGATTTTAGTTTTAGCACCGGGGATTTTACCATGTCAGCCTGGTTAAAATTTACAAACGGAACATCCGGGGTAAATTATGTTGCTCTAGGCAGATTTAACGGAAACGGAGATAATTATTGGTTTGGAAAGTCAGGAAAAAAGTTATTTTTTTCTGCTAATGGGGGTGCCTTGTCTTCAGTCGCTGATTATAATGATGGGAATTATCATTATGCTGTAGCCGAAAGAATATATAATCAACTTTATTTATACATTGACAATGCTTCCGCGGTGGGTGTGGATGATAGCTCATCAATATCGCCGGCTGGTAATTTAGCGATAGGAAATTTTGGAGATTACTTTAACATTTTTGGTTGGAACGGCGGAATAGACGAAGTAAAAATATCTAAAGGGATTGGACGTTCGGCTGCTTGGATAAAGTTTGAATATTACAACCAAAAAGACGCAGCGGGTGGGTTGACGTGGGGGGATGAAGAAGGAACTCCTCCCGCGCCACCACCAAGTACCGGAAACTTTTTTCTGATGTTTTAAACCGAAAAACCTATTATTGAGGTTGATTAACACAAGGTAAACGGAAGCGGCTCCCGGCCGAATCCGCAACAAACACAATTAACAGGAGGTCTTGTTAT